CTGTTGATAATCGATAATTTCATCTAATGCTCTTACTGCCAGGTCACATAAGTTTTCTAGCTCGTCTAAATCTTTAATCACTCCAACATTGATCGCACTCAAAATACAAAGAGCAATTTCACCTTCGCCGTCTATGTGTTGTACTGGCACTGTAGGTAATGTGATTTCTTGACATAAATTACTCATGTTAACTTTGTCTTTAAAAGAAGAATGAGAGTTACAGTGATCAATATTCATAATATAGATACGACCCGTCTCTGCTCTTTCTTTAAGTAACTCATTAAAAAGCTGTTGAGCATTAATTTTTTTCTTTGGCGTCTTGGTTGATCTTTCATATTTTAAATATAGATCATCAAATTCTTCTGTACCAAATGCATCATACAAACCGGGTACATCATGTGGCGAGAACAAACTGATATCTTCGCCTTTTAAAAATCTTTCGTAGAATATTTTTGACAACTGTATCGAGTAATCAAGTTTACGTACTCTGTTATCTTCTGTACCTTTGTTATTTTTAAGTACAAGAATATCTTCGATCTCTTGATGCCAAATAGGAAAATGCACAGTGGCACTACCACCACGTACTCCATTCTGTGTACAACATCTCACAGTTGATTCAAACTTTTTAAGAAACGGAACAACACCTGTGTGTGCTACTTCGCCTCCTCTAATCTTAGAATTGATACCTCTGATACGTCCTGCATTAATTCCAATGCCGGCTCTTTGTGCAATGTATCTACCAATGGCCATATCACTAGAAAAGATTGAAGGCAGAGTGTCGTCTACTTCAACAAGAACACATGACGCAAATTGTTTCATAGGTGTTCTTACTCCTGCCATTACCGGTGTAGGAATATTAATTTTAAAAGTAGAGATTGCATTATAATATTTTTTGATATACTGCATTCTTGTATTCAAAGGATAGTCAGCAAATAGTGTTGCTGAAATCATCATGTACATATACTGCGGTGTTTCATATATTGCACCAGAGCTTCTGTCTTGAACAAGATATTTGTCAACTACTTGTCTAAGTCCTGCGTATGTAAAGTTCCAATCACGATCATGTTTTATGTAATCATTCAACTTGTTCCATTCATCATCACTGAACTTATCTAAAATAGCCCTGTCATAAACACCACGTTCGATGTTTCTTGCAACAAGATATCTCAAAGGAATATGTGATTCGGAAGGTAACCATTTTCCAAATACGTGTTTTTGAAGTGAGAAAAGAAGTAATCTCGCCGCTACGTATTGATAGTTAGGAGCGTCAAGTGTGATCAAGTCATTTGCTGATTTAATTAATACTTCTTGAATGTCTTGTGTGGTCATGTTGTCTACAAATTGTAGACCTGAGTTCATTTCAACTTGAGATGACGACACACCTGTTAATCCTTCACAAGCGGCCTGTGTCATCTTGTGAACTTTACTGATATCTAATTGTTCTTTACGACCATCTCTCTTTACGATGAAAAGCTGATCTTGATTGTTTATCTGTTTGTTCATTTTTATCTCTACTAATTTTTTTATTTACAGCTTTTATTGTATAGTCAAAGACTGAAAGCGTCAACAAAAATCTGTAAAAATTGCCAAATTTTTGTGGACAAATGTAGTTATTTTCAAATTTAGGCAGTTAACCAATGTTTTAAAACATAACTTATAGTTGCATTTTGACTACTGTGTCCATTTGTGTATCTAAATCTAAGTGTTGATCCACTTAGATCTGCACTGAACACAATATCACTTGTTGATGCTATCTCTGTTCTGTCATCTAGAAGTTCAGCAGTTGTACCATCTGTTATAATTCTTGCTGTACCTACAGCTTTTGCTGATCCAAATGAAAGACTATAGTCAATAAAGAAACTGTTTGATTTTGTTGTGTCAAATGTTGTTATGTCTTTTGCGCCGCCGCCGAACGTTAATTGTTTTTGATTTAACGAACTCGGCTTAACGAAAATATTGTTTTCAAACACAGGTCTTGAATCCTGTGTGTAGATTTGTATGTTGTTTGCTACAGTGGCATAATTTGCACCTGTGGCTCTATTCAGGAATGTTGATAAGTTTAATGCTTGGCCAGGAGAGTCTGTTTCAATTAATAAATTACCATCAACAACTATTTTACCCGCAGATCCCACATTAGTGTATGGTAAATTAGACACCGAACCTCTGATGTTGTCATCTGCATTTTTAAATGCACTAGATATAATATCCAGTCCTGCTAGTGTTGACGCCGTGGACGTTTGATTTCCGGAAGCACCAACATCTACAAAACCTGTACCTGTTGTTAGATCTATGTACAGTTGATTGGTTGAACTAGTTTGAACTACATCAAATCCTGACAATGCTGATCCTATTGCAGAAACTATTTCATCAACTGTCCATTTAGTAGCTACTATCACAGTGTTGTTTTCTGGAATGGAACCAGAAACAAAAGTGAAATTAACGTTACTACCCGATGTGCTTGTTTGGTATTCACTTGATTGTATTGTCACCGGCATCTGGTTAATGTTGAATTTAGTAAGACTGAAATCATCTGAAGCATATGGTGATGCTTTTGAACTTGGTAATGTCATTTGTGAACCTTTTAACACCGACAAGTTTGCTTCAGTGCCATTACCAACAACGTTTTCAGTTTCTGCTAATTTAAAAAATACTAATCTATTATCAATTCTGCTCTGCGAATCTGATTGAGCATTCAAGTAATTACTGACTTGCACCATACGATTTTTAGCATCTTGGTTTCCACCACCAATATACAGTTCTCTGGTATCAAGTGCTAGTCCTAGCTCACCTTCTGCTAAAGGTGTGGGTAAGTCTGACTTATTTCCTCTTCTGTTTTTTAATCTAACGTAAGTTGTACTCATGTTTATTTCCTAATATTACTATTTATTAGTTAGTTTGTAAAACTCTTCGACTTTATCAAGCCACTTGTTAATATATGTGTCAAATTCTTTGCCTTTTACCATGAATTGCTGGTATTCTCCACTGTGTGATACTATAAAAATAAGCCCTGCTTGTATATCTGTGCCATATACTTCGTTATGTGCTAGGGCGTAGGCGGCACATTGCATGAAATAATCTTCAATCCACTCTTTCTTTTTAACTTTACGACTAGTTTTAAAATCACCAATAACGGGTATGCCTTCGTATTCACAAACCATGTCGGCTGTACCAGCATATAAATTTGGAAAACACAGATGTTGTTCAATAGCCCAAACTTCATTAATATTTTTCATGCCTTGCTCTATGATAATATCACTGAGATGTTTAGCTTGTTGATGTACTAAATTTGTACCTTTAGGTCTTTCAGTTCCTAATACATAATGTTCCAAATGATTGTGTGTGACTGTTCCTAAATTAGCTGACTCAGTTACAATTCGTTGTGCTTCTGCACTGCCAACTCTTTTTTTCCATTTGTTCAAAGCAGTCATGTCTTTCGTGGCACTTAAAATTGTTGTGACACTGGGAACTGGATTTCCATCTTCTCCAACATAATGGCGTTTACCATCTATTGTTGTTCTTTTTAAATTTTTATATTGAAATTTTTCTTTTAGTAATGACACTATACAATATCTCTATCAATGGTTTTCTTTGCCATGGCGGCAACTTTTTTATTATTATCCATTGTAGCATCTTTTGAGTATTGTGTCAAATTATGATTTTTCTGTAAAGTAATTTTTTCTGGATTTACACTTCTAACCAATTTCATATTTTTTACCAAATCACCTAAACTGTTAGGAGTAACTGAATGGCCCATTGTTTTTAGTTCATCAACAAAATCGTTAGTGTTGATTTCATAAGTTTGTTTTCCAATGAGACTTAACAACAAATTTTGTGCGTCTGTTTGTAATTGAGAAAAATAATTTTCAGTGATTTCTAAATATCGCATTAGTCTTTTTTTGCTCTACCAAGTGGCTCATCCTCTGGACCACTGGCGGCTTCGTCACCAGCAGTTGCATCATCGCTATCTGACGAATCTATTTCTAAAGACTCTACATCATCTAAATCACTTTCAACTTCGTCATCAACTGATTCTTCATCATTAGCATCAGTGTTAGACATATCAGTTGAAGGCTCAACGCCTTGTAATTTTAATACTTCGTTTTGTGTTTTTTCTTTGGCTTCTCTAGCCATCTCAAGAATTTGATCAATAGTTCCCATTAACGAATTGTTAAATTGTGCGGCAACGTCTGCACCAAATTCATAAGTCATTTTGTCTACTAAAGCACCAATTGTTTCATTTTGCATTTTACCTTAATCTTCAATGATACCTTGAAACTCATCTACTAACTGTTGACTTGCAAGTACTGTTTCTGCTTTTTCTAAATCTTGTTCTTCTTTGACAACTTCTTCTTTAGTTTCTTCTTTAGTTTCTCCTATTTCTTCATCTCCTGAAATAGGTGATTCTTCACCTGAAGTGTTGTCAGTTGAAACTTCACCTTCACCTTCAAAGCCTTGTCCTATCATTAAAACAATTGCTTCACTTAACAAAATATTTTTTGCATACTCTGGGTGCTCATGATAAGAATTGAAAGGTAAACTTGATTTCAGTTGTTCTCTCTGAAGATCTAGCTCAGTTTTAACTTTGTACAGTTTTTCAAGCTCTACTTGATCGTACACTTTAAAGCCGTAAGTCTCTTCTAACCAACGGTTTATTCTAGAAATTTTAGTTTCGTAGTTACTTTGTAAATCATTTAGTTTCATAACAAAATTATTTATGCTTTCAGGCTATTATTTTTGTGTGTATACTGTGCTGATATCAGTTGATCAAGTATATTTAATTGATCTTTCAGCCCAGAAACAATGGTTTCAATGGTACTTTTTTCCTTATCTGTTGAAGAAATTTCTAATTTTCTGTGATTTTCGTCAATAGATTCTAATAAATTCGAGTACTGATTGTTGTTATCAATCAACTGTTTAACCTCTGTATCGTTCCTAGTTTTGCCTTCTATAGTGGCAACAGTTAACAAATATGCCAATTTAAACTGATTTATATCATAAAAAAGTTCCACATCTGTTTCTGTATCAATAATATCATAAAATTCATCTTCGTTTTTGTATATCAGATAGTTTTCAATCATCAATCCTTCATCTGTTTTTTCAGTTTTCACTGCAATTGAAAAATCTTTTTTGTTTATGTTATTTTTAACTGCTGTGGTTAACATATCATCTAGTTTTGATATTGTTTTACGATTTAGCAATTTTCTTTTTTCATTGCCTTCTACTTTCAGCTTTTCAAATCTGCTTATTTCCTCTTTGATGTGTTGCACAAATGATTGTGGCATAGGAGTATGCTTATGCAGAATAGTTGCAAATCTAAAGTGTTCTAAACACTCACGTGCATTTGCATACTTTGGATAATCGTTTTTAGGTTTTTTTAAAAGTGCGTTCATATACTTAATATATTACAATTTATATAAAAGAGCAAGAACTTTTTTATATTTTATCTTCTTAATGCTTTGTTTAAAGCGGCAACCCTACGACTAGCTGGGTTAAACTTCTTGGCAAACTTGATCTTTCTTTGCAGTCTTGATCCCATTTTTGCCTTCATTTTCTTCATAACAAAACGTTTTTTAATATCCAATGGTGCACTGCAAACACTAGGATTGGATACAATTCTTCCCTTTTTCCTACCAAAGCTACAACGATATTTTTTTACTACTTTTTTACCACTACGACCAAATATCATCTTAGTTTCTTTTACTGGTATAATATCACTGATAAACATTATTTTTTACCTATTTTGACTGACTTTGGTTTTCTTCTATTAGCTATTTGCTTATTAAATTTCTTAACGTTTTGACTAACTGGATTATATCTTTTAGTCAAGGACTGTCTTTGGGCTTGTCTTGTACCAGTTTTCTTTCTAGTAACTTTCATCTTTTGAGATTTTTTAACATTCATAGGAGCAGTACACGTAGATGGATCTGCTACAAGTCTACCTTTTCTTGGTCCTGTAACACATCTAAATTTACGTTTAATGCTTGATTTTTGTTTTCCGTAAACTATTTTCGGTCCTACTACTTCTATAATTTTCATCTTACTTTATTATCCCACCAAATACTACTGTAAATAAAATTGTTAACATTGTGAAGAACATTGTTCCTGCTGTCCACATTATAACTTTTTCTAATTTATTAAACCCAGTTTCCATTTTTTGCTCTACTTTTTCCATGTGTGCTTCAACACGATCAAATCTGTTTCCAATTTCTTCATGCCTTTCACGGCTCAATGCAACGTGGACTTCAAGGCTACTATACTCAACGGAATCTTTACTGTGTACAGGTTGTTGTACAGCTTCCGGTTTTTGCTCCATTTTATGCTCTCCTAAACTTTTTTTATCCATGTATTTGTATTTACTCCATTGCATACTATATCACCACCAAAGAGCAAAATGCCCTGCAAACGTGCTTTTAAAACGCCTACAGGGTCATCGTGCAATTGAAAAAGATCTGGTTGCTCCACTCCAAATACAAATTCATATCTATTTAATTTAACCGTAGGTGCTGTAAAAAATAACAGTTTACCATATATTGATATCATCTGTTTCATATGATCAAAATCTTTGTCGCTGTCTGATTCTATATAATCACTATATGTCAAAGGAATAGTAGTTACTACTCTATAAATTTCTGTGGTCTTGGCCAACTGAAGATACGTATTTTTTACTGTGTTCAAACTATACATTAACGTGATCCTTTTGCTATATTCTTTGGTACAAGTTTTTGCATAGTTGGCTTGTCACCTATTAACGATCGTTCTTTGGTCATGTCAAATAGAACACTGTAAAGCTCACTCTTAGGTAAATTAGCTCTTATATATTGTAATAAAAGTATTACTGCTGTGTATCTTTCTTTTTGTTTTAATAATTCATAATCAGTTATTAATCTTCTTGCTTTTTTCAAGCCTGCATTTTTAATTGACAGTTCTCTTTCTATTTGGATAAACAATCTTTCTAATCCTTTTGCATCTTCAAATTTAAGTTTTTCAATAAACTGTCTAATTGTTATTGTGTTTTTTTGTAACCTATCAATGTACTGATCAGATTTTTTATCATTTTTAAATTGCACAATGCTTCCTGTTCCAAGTATACTGTGAATCATCAAATATAAATCAGTTCCGTTTGTTCTAAAAAAATTATAATTGGAATAACTGTTAGTTCTAGAAGCATACTGTTTAGCAATTCTTCTATACTTGTATTCTTTGTGCATGGCTGTCAAACTAAGAAGATATGCATAAACTATTTCACCAATCTGTTGTGATTGATAGTCACCAATATCTTGCCTAGATCTAAAAGCTCTGCTTTCAGTCAGGTCACTTAAAAAGTCTAACTGTGTACCTTCTTTGGTAAAATTCTTTCTACTGAAATCTAATCTATCTACAACTTTAATTGCATTGCCAACATGATCAACTGCAACAAAACCTTCTTGATCACTGACCGTATATGTGTCTCCGTCTTGAGTAAATGCATCTATGGCTTTAATATTTTTTAACTTCTGGTACAATGTATTTTTGATTGCTGATAGTTTTAACCATAAACTGTACCATGCTTCAATATTATTTTTGTTTGCAAAATATGTTTTCTTCCATTGTTCTAGTGCTAATAATTTTCTTTGTCCTGCAGGACCTTCTCTACCAGTTTTCAAACCTGCAATTTCTTTTTCAATTCTTGCTTCATAATCTTTTGCAAAGTTATTAAAGAACGATATAGGATCTTGTGTTATTGCTCCAGCTCTAACCATATTGTTGTGATTAGCATGAATTAATTCTTTTAACTTTTTAGCAGGTATTCCTGTTGATTCAAACCAACTGAATATGTCTCCTGCCTTTGCAAGATATTTTTCTGCATCATTAATTGCTTTTAAAACTGCTTTGTGTTCACCTGCTGTCAAGTTAACAACACCTGTGTAGTCTTTGATATATGCATCGTCATACCAAACGTCTTCAGTTTTATTCAATGACGATATATCAACATCAAAACTTGCTGTCATTTCTTCTAGTGAATTACCAGAATATGATGTATGAAAAACTATTCCAATATCTGCTTTTTGTATTTTTTGTGCAAGTTCTGAATTTACCGGAACTGCATAGGTAAGTGTGTTTGGCTTAAATGCAATATATGACTTGCCTTCATATTGAATAGTTTTTAAACTACCTTTAGTGAATAACAAATCGCCCTGTAAAACATTTTTAATACCTAATTTCGAAAGGCCAACAAATGCTTTTTTTAGTTTATCTCGTAATCCAGCTTTGTCTCCTTCTTCTTTAACGTCCGGATGGTTTACAGCAATATCATCAAGACTTTTATTAAGTTTAGCGCCTTTGTTGAATACTGCTTTTGTACCTACAAAAAATTTACCATCACTAGGATCTGTTCCACAGAAGATTGCCGGGGATCCGTCCCATTTAATTGTTACATTAAATTTTTCAGCACTTGATGTTTTTGCTAGTTGTGTTAAATTTTTAAGAAAAGAAATGGCCTTTTGAGCACCTTCTTTCCCTTGGAATAATGCTAAATCTTCAAGGTGTGTAAGATGAAGATTAGTGTTTTCGAATAATAGGTCATTAGCTTTCATTTGATTCGTTTAGCTTTTTAATTCCACGCTCGAATTTTTTAGGGTCTTGTGTCTTGATACTGTTTATAAATCTTTTTACTAAATCATCTGCTGTAGCTTCGTCATATGCTTCATAAATCATCTTACTTACATTGATTGCAGAAGTGATCACATGATTTACTCGTACTTCTACCACATTATTCATGTCTGTAGACGGTACTACTCTACTGATTTCTTGTAATATTGAACGTGTTTGTTTCTTCATCGTGTTGCCCTACATAATATTTATGTTAAAAAAATGTTTAAACATACACGTATATTACTTTAATCGTCAAAACTGCCCATTTCTCTTTGTCTTTTCATCAAATCTCTGAGATTTTTAGTGACTTCTGTTTTCTCTGCCACCACAGCTGATTCGGATTTTTCATTAACTGTGCTGGTTCTTGTCTTGATTGTTGACATCAAATTGGTCGGTGATTCTACTGGAGCATCCATTTCATCGTCATCTAGATTTGTAATTCTCAACTTGTCAATGTCAAAAGCTAGATCTATTTTTGATCCTACACCACCACTGCTTCTAGTTTTAATTAACTGTATTTGATATCTACCACGTTCACGCATAGCTCTACTTGTAAAGATACCAATCAAGTTATCTGCTGTATTGATTTTACTGATACCACCTGCAATATGACTTTGATCATATTCAACTTCTTCAATTGCACCTCTGTTTAACTGTGATGCTGTTACAAGTACTATCTGCTGTTCTACTGCAAAATTTCTTAATTCCTCTGATACAAACTTATCTTTGATAAACATATCTGCTGGAGATATCTTTTTATTTGTTGGAAACATCAAATCTAAATAGTCAACAAGTACTACATCTGGTGCCACACCTTTGTTAATTTGATACTCTTTTACATAGCTTCTTAAATCATTTGTAGTCGATCCGGATGCCATGTATTTGATCTGAAATGTTCCTCCGGATTTTGTTTTTTGTAATCTGACTGCTAAATCTACATCATCGATTTTCTTAAAAATTTCATTTGTAGGAACACCTGTTGTCATAGAGTCAACCCTCATTGCACTCAGTTCTTCACTTAATTCAAAAGTAAAGTATACTACATTCATTCCTTGTTCTAACCAGTTCATTGCAAGATTCTGTAAGAATAAACTTTTACCAGCACCTGAGCTACCAGCAAAAATGTTTAGTTCACCTTTGTTAAATCCACCATACAGTCTATCATCTAAACTTTTCCATCCAGTTTTAACTGTACCGTTGTTTTCTTTTAGTCTTAATAGTCTTGCTTTAGGATCTTCAAAATAATCTATACCTAAATCTTTTGTCAATCCAATACGAACTGCTTGTTTAATTTTTTCTTCAACAGGTCCATACTCTGACTTTTCTAAAAGATCAGCACTTTCAATGATTGCTTTTTCCAATGCTTTATGTCTACAAAATGTTTCAAACTCATCTAAGAACCAA